AATAAAACAGCTAACGAAGCTGGTGATGGAACAACTACAGCTACTGTATTGGCGCAAGCTATCATGACTTCCGGTCTCAAGTCGATTGCAACTGGAGTTAATCCTATTGATCTTAAAAGAGGTATTGATAAAGCAGTTGATGCTGTAGTTGATTCTCTTCAATCGTTATCTCAACATATCGGTAGCGATGTTGATAAAATTAAACAAGTAGCTACTATATCTGCTAATAACGATTCTTCCATTGGAGAATTAATTGCAGAAGCTATGAAAGTGGTTGGTAAGGATGGAGTTGTTACTGTAGAAGAAGCTAAAGGTATGGAAACTGAATTGAAAACGGTTGAAGGTCTTCAGTTTGACAGAGGATATTTGTCTCCATACTTTATTACTAACACAGATAAAATGGAAGCAGAATTGGAAAATCCAGTTATTCTAATTTACGATAAAAAAGTTAGTTTAATGAAAGACCTTCTTCCTATTTTGGAAAAAGCAGTTCAGACGGGTCGTCCACTTTTAATTATCGCAGAAGATGTTGATAGCGAAGCTCTAGCTACGTTAGTAGTTAATAGGGTGAGGGCAGGATTGAAAGTTTGTGCTGTGAAAGCTCCTGGCTTTGGAGAAAAGCGTAAGGAAATGTTAAAAGACATTGCTATCTTAACAGGAGGAACTGCTCTGTTTGAAGAAGCTGGTCATACTTTAGAAAATGCTGAATTGTCTGATTTAGGAGAAGCTGCTAAAGTAATTGTGTCAAAAGACACTTGCACAATTGTAGATGGTGCCGGTGAGAAAGACGCTATTGTAAATCGTATTAAAGAAATTCGTGCTCAAATTGAATCTGCTAAATCAGATTTTGAAAAAGAAAAATTGCAAGATCGTTTAGCTAAATTAACAGGAGGAGTTGCTATTCTTTATATTGGAGCAGCTTCTGAAGTTGAAATGAAAGAAAAGAAAGATCGCGTTGACGATGCATTATCAGCTACTCGTGCCGCTATGGAAGAAGGAATTGTTCCCGGCGGTGGCGTTGCTTTAATTCGTTGTCTTAAATCTTTAGATGCTTTAAAAGGAGATAACGAAGATGAAACTGCTGGTATACAAATTATTAAAAAGGCAATTGAAGAACCACTTCGTCAAATTTGTGCAAATGCTGGAGTGGAAGGATCTGTCGTAATTAAAGAAATCGCATCAGCTTCTTCTTGTCTGTTACGAAGTTCTTCAAATATCGGTTACAATGCGAGAACAGGAGTATATGAAAATATGATTCAAGCGGGTATTATTGACCCTGTTAAAGTAACTCGTGTGGCATTACAAAATGCTGCTTCAGTAGCTTCAATGATTATGACGACTGAATGTGCAATTGTAACTTTACCAGAAGAAAATAAACAACCACAGAATAATGACTTTTAATTTGTTTTATACAAAAGAATACTTTATATTAATAAAAATTAAATAACCAAAATATGGAAAAATCGAAATTTATAGGTTTTGTAAACCGTTACTTTTTAGGTGGTAACACTGATAGTGCAAAGCTTGTCGTTGAAGACAAAAAGCTTATGACTAAATTTATTAGCTCTGATCAAAACGTAATTGGAGAGGTAGTGCTAAATACATTTGACGCTCCGGATGCAGAATTAGGAGTATATGCAACCTCTCAGTTAGTTAAAATGCTAACTGCGGTAGATGAGAAAATGGATGTAGCGTTTGGTGAAGTTGATAAAAAGATTTATTCAGTTTCATTTAAGGATCAAGATACCAATGTAACTTACATGTTGGCTGACTTATCTGTAATTAGGCAAGTTCCTAATTTGAAATCTCTTCCAGAGTTTGATGTAAAGATTGAAATTAACAAAGACTTCGCAAATAATTTTAAGAAGTCTGCAAATGCTCTTCCTGAGTCTGATAACTTTGGTGTAACTTGTGATGGTACTGATACTAAAATTATTATCAATCACTCAAGTGTAAATACTAATCGTATTGTATTCAAGGCTAATGCAAAGGAAGCTACTAAAATGGATACAGTTTGTTTCTCTGCAAAGCTATTCAAAGAAATTTTGAATGCAAATGCGGATGCAACTGGTATGCTTGAAGTATCTTCTAAAGGATTGGCAAAGGTAACTTTTGAAAATGCTGAATTTTCTTCAGTGTATTATTTAGTTAAATTGACTATTGCATAAAGTATGGCAAAGAAAAGCGTAAAAACAGAAGAGACGGTGTCTGTTAAAGCTGCAGTTGAAGAAGCAGTAAAGCTTCATAATTCAATTGATCAGTTATATCGAGCCACTCCTAAAAACGAATTGTACTCTGCATTGGTTACAACAGAGTTGCTAATTAAAACCTTAAAAGGATTAAAATAAATGATTAGACACAGACTATTTTTCTCCTGACACGCATATTTATATTAAAAGTATGGGAGGCATTAGATTAGTTAATAAAATATGTACTAGATGTAAAGTTAATTATTTAGGAATACATAATCAACTTTTATGTGATGGATGTAAATCTGTCGGATTTGATAGAGTATGCAAAGCATGTAATATTTCATTTATTACGAAATATCGGTATACAAATCATTGTGATGAATGTAAAAAAACTAAAATTTGGAAATTAGGAAAATTTCCAAACCGAGGCAAAGCTATATCAGATTCAAAAAAAGCTTTTTTCCAAACTGAATATGGAAAAGAAGTTGCTAAGGTAGTAGGAAAAATTAATTCAGGTAAAATGAAGCAATTTTTGCAATCTGATAAAGGAAAAGAGTCGTTAATTAGTCGTAGTAAGAAAATTTCAGAAACTATGAAGAAGAAAATTTTTGAAGGTATTTTTACTCCTAAAATTACAAATACATTTACGCATTGGAATGCAATTATTGATACCGGGGCTGAACTTCGAAAATTTCGAAGTAGCTGGGAAGCGTGCATCTGGTATTGTAATCAACATTGGGAGTATGAAACTGTACGAATTAAATACGTTGGGTTAGATTTGCAAGAGCATAATTACATTGTAGATTTTTATGACCCAACTACTAGTACACTTTATGAAGTTAAGCCTAAATGTCATATTAACGAAAGCTCTCCAAAAATAGAAGCTGCTAAAATATTTTGCAAAAATAATAATATGAATTTTATTTTGATAAGTGAAAATAATTTATTAAATTATATTAATCCAAATATATTTTTTGGAAATAATAAAAAACAATTAGAAAAATGTTTGAAATAGACAATGACGGAATTTGGGTTGAAAAGTACAGGCCCGTTACATTAGAAGGCTATGTAGGTAATCAACATGTTATTGAAAAATGTAAGCTTTGGATTAATCAAGGAGAAATACCACATATACTTTTATATGGTACTGCAGGCACCGGTAAAACGACATTAGCTAAAATTTTAGCTAATTCAATTGACTCGACAATTATGTATTTGAATTGTTCAGATGAAAATTCTGTAGATACAGTACGTGATAAAATTAAAAATTATGCTTCAACAATGTCATTTAATCGATGGAAAGTAATTATTTGCGACGAATTTGATTACATGACGATTAACGGACAAGCTGCGTTACGTAATTTAATGGAGACTTTCAGTAAGACAACTAGATTTATATTAACTTGTAATTACGTTGAGAAAATTATTGATCCAATTCAATCCAGATGCCAAGTATTTGGAATTACACCTCCATCTAAAAAAGATGTAGCAGTTCGAGTTAGTCAAATTCTTCAGACAGAAAAAGTTACGTTTAAGCCAGAAGATTTAGTTTCCATTATTAATGCAGGATATCCTGATATACGAAGAATACTAAACTCGTGCCAGCGTCAAGTAGTTAATGGTGAATTGAATGTAGATAAACAATCTTTAATTGAAGCCAATTACATGGATAAAGTTTTAGAGCTCTTAACTTCTAAACCGGATAAGAAGCAATTGTTTAATTCAATTCGCCAGTTGCTAGCAGATTCGCAAGTTAAAGATTACACAGCATTGTATAGATTTTTATACGACAACATAGACAGTTTTGCGACAGGGCATATTGCAGGAACTATTCTCATTATTGCTGAAGCTCAGTATCAAGATTCCTTTGTAGTTGATAAAGAGATCAATGTAATGTCAATGTTTATTAAAATGATTAATGAATTATATCAATAAAATGAAAAAGACAATAGGACAGCAAGGTCAACAAGGACCTAAAATTGACATCACAAAAACAGTTCCGATGAAATGTGATACTGTAGATTGTGATAGTGATATGTTTATGTCAGCAATGAAATTTCGTAAAGTTCCGAAGCTATTAGCAGGAACGCCGGAAGATCAAATTATTCCTGTACAGGTATTTTTCTGTACGAAATGCGGACAAGTTCCTAAAGAATTCGATCTCAATGTCTGAAAAGAAAGCAGCGTCATTATTTGATCATTTGTCATTTATTACGGACAAAAAAGTATCTTGGGATTCGTTATCTGAAGTAGATAAGAAATCGTTTAGCTCTTACATGGTTAATCGATTTCTTTCCATGAATAGTAATTTCATTGAATTAGTAAATGAATTTCAAAAGTATACTGTAGGTCAGTTAGAATCCAGAGAAGTATATAAACTTTACTCTGATATACTACCTAAACA